GTGGCTCGGCCGGATTGCAGCGGCGCCTCCGGGCTGCCGAGCGCATGATCGGCCAGGGCACGGCTGCCCTGCCCCGCACGGTGGTCGACCGTGCCCGGCGGGATGTCGCGCGCGGCGAATTCAGTGATCGACACGCACGGAAGGTGCCCCGACTCCGGGGCGGCACGCGATAGATCGGAGGGAATCCAGTGGCAGGCAAGGATGACAACGACCAGGGACGCAGGGACGAAGATCGGGGCCGCAAGGACGAAGATCGGGGCCGCAAGGACGAAGACCGGGGTCGCGAGGACGACGAGGACGACGAGGACGACGAGGACGACGAGGACGACGATGGTGATGAGGGTGCGCCACCGACCCGTCGCGAACTCGACGAGCTCAAGGCGCAGCTGGAGCGCAAGACCGGCCAGCTGCGGGCGGTACGTAAGCGCCTGAACGAGCGGCAGCGCTCGACTCGCCGGCCAGCATCCGGCGACAAGGACGGCCGGGATCGGGGCGACGACGCGGACGATCGGGGTCGCGAGCGGGACCGGGCGGACGACCCCCGCGTGTTTCTCGCGGAGGGTGCACTCGCGCTCCGCGACGCGGCGCCGCACCTGTCGAGCGCGGAAGCCCGCCGACTGGCCGGACTGATCGATCGGCGGGACGTGCACGACGACGGCGACGGTCGGTACGACTTTGAGGATGCGATCGAAGCGCTCCGCAAGGACATGCCGAGCCTGTTCCGGGCTGGCAAGGGTGAGGACGATGACGAGGACGACCGGCCCGGCCGGCGACCGGCCCACCGTCCCGAGTCCCGGGGGCGCGACACCGGCCGCCGGAAGTCCGACTCGTCCGCGATGCGGCTGTTGAAGCAGGCGGGGTACGCGTGAGCGGCATGGTGATCGTGGTCGGTCAGCGGAGCCCGGTCGCCGACGTGCTGGTGGCTCGCTACAACCGGTCCGCCCTGGCGGACCTGTATGTGGAGGCCGGCTCGATTCACCGGCTGGCGGCCAGGATGGGGACCAGCTACGGCACGGCGCGCCGGTGCCTACTGATACACCGGATCCCGTTGCGATCAAGAGGTGGCCGCCGGAAGTCGACTCCCTGATCAGGGGGTGAATTCCCATGTATCATGGGGGCGCAGGATGATCACCTGCGCCCCCTGCGCGTGATGCGCGACTCCCGCGCGATGCGGACCAACATCCGTCATCGACATGTGGAGGTGAACGCCCGTGGCACGCGAGACGTTCGAAGACTGGATCCCTGTTGAGGTGGGGTCCGGTGTGATCGAGGCTGTGGCGCAGACCAGCGCCATCGAGGCGTACGGTCGCGAAGAGACGATGGCCAGTGACGAGAAAGACGTCCCCCGATCGGGAGACTTCGATATCGCTGTTGTCGCCAAGGGCGTCGCTTACGGTGAGACGACCGGCACCAACGATAAGGTGACGCTCAACGCCCGCAAGATGGGCGGCGTCGCCAGGATCGCCGAGGAAGACCTCACGGACACGACCGTCGGTGAGGCCACCCTCCTGGTCAAGCAGCGGGCCGCGGCCCGCAACATGGCCAAGTTCTACGATAATGCGGGCCTGGCCTGCTCGGCTGCGTCCAACGGCACCACCATCCCGTTCGCGAGCCTGTACTACCAGCTCACGAACGAGGACACCTCGACCGGGTACGGGGCCAACGATCACGTGCTGACCCTGACCGCGGCCAACATGACCACCGGTGGCACAGCCGCGTATACGCCGTTCAACAACCTGCTCGGCCTGTACGAGGACTCCGAGTGGTTCGACGAGATGGAGACGCTCGTCATCGCCAGTCCGGCGTTCAAGAAGCTCTTCCGCGGCGTGCTCGACGAGAACGGCCGGCCCATCTGGGTGGAGGGCGTCAGCGGCAACCCGGACATGCTGTTCGGTTACCAGGCACGGTGGAGCATGGGGGCGCGGGTCTCGGCGACGGTGACGGCCACGCCGACCGGCAACCCGCTGATGTTTGTCGGTAACCGTCAGCTGCTCATCAAGGGCATGGCGCGCCTGAGCCCCAACATCACGGCCGGCAACCCCGGCTACCAGCTGCAGCGGGCGGGCTCCGGTGTCGGGTTCCTGACCGACGAGGCCCTGCTCAAGGCCGCGATGCGGCGCGGGTTCAACGTGGGCAACCCCTACGGTTGGGCCGTGCTGGAGTACACGGGCTGATCGGGCACCACCCCCGCACGATGACCGAGACGGAGGAGACGCCATGACCACGTGGGCAACCCTGGCCGATGTCGTGTCGGTGACCGGCGTCTCCTCCGTCTCGGCCGAGCAGCTGGCGATGGCGGTCGGCACGATCGAGATCTACGCCAACCGGACCACCGACCTGCCCGAGGACGCGATCTCGCGGCGGGACCTGGCCTGGCTCAAGCGGGCAGTCTGCTGGCAGGCGGCCTGGCTGCCCGGCCAGCCGGATTACATTGGGCGCCAGCTGGCGGACTCGATCAGCTCGGACGGCCAGGCGGTGTCCCGTGGTGCGGAGTACTACGCCACGCTGGCACCCCTGGCCGCTCGCGCGCTGCGCAACCTGTCCTGGGTCGGGGCGCGTACGCAGCGCGTCCTGCGGGAGGGCCAGTTGGCCGGGGGGATCGACTTCACTAACGAGTCCAGCGACGATTTCGGCGAGTGGCGGCCGCTGCCATGATCGCGTTGGCGAACACGTGGGTTGACGTCTATCGATCGACGCTGGACAGTGGGTATGGCGACACGATCGACGACAACAGCGGCACCCCGCTCTCTGCTGGCATCCCCATCGCTCTGAGCGAGTCCTCACGCCTGGTTGATCGGCCGGATTCGGACACGCCGAGAATCGTGCGCACCGTCACGGGGCGGGTCACGGGCGGGACCGACATCCGGGCCGGGGACCGGTTGCGGACGTCGGCTGGCCGCTGGCTCCTGGTGGATGCCGCGTTCGCCGCGGAGGGCGTCGCGCTGGCGCCGGATCTGCGCCTCGGCCTGCGGCACGTGACATACTGATCTCGGAGGCGGCCGGGTAGACCGGCCGGCACGGCGACACCGACACCCGTAAAGGGGGGCGGCCTGCATGGGTGGATTCGTCTGGGATCCCGAGGGCGAAAGGAAGCTGCTCGCCCTGGCCGATCGCGCGGTTGCGTTGATCACTCACGCGGTCGCTGAAGACGCGCGTCGGGGTTGCCCGATCGACCAGGGGGATCTGCTGCGCTCCATCCGCGAGGATCGTGCGGCCGGCCGGGTCACCGTCGGGACTGACCACTGGGCGCCCACCGAGTATGGTTCGGCGCCGCATGTGATCCGGTCACGTGGCCCGTGGCCACTGCGGAATGCTGAGACCGGCCAGGTGTTCGGCCGGGAGGTCATGCATCCGGGAACGCCGCAGCAGGCGTTCATGCGGCCTGCGCTCTACCGCCGGCGGACGTCATGGTGAGTCCGCGTCCCAACACCCCCCTGGTGGCACAGGCTTGGATCGCCACCATCCCCGGCTTCGATGCCGCGATGGTGGCCGGTGCCCTGCCGGCGGACAACGGCTCGTGGTCCGCGAGCGGGTTCGTGGTGGCGTCGTCGACGGTCGGGGGCCTGGTCGACATCGACACCGGGGCGCGTCAGCCGGTCGTGCAGATCTCGTGCTGGTCCTGTGGCCCCGGAGGTGGCCGACCGCCGCTCGGCCTGGCGTACGCCCTCGCGGAGGACATCGTGGATGCCTGCCGGGACGACGCGCTCACCGTGTGCCGCACCTTGACGCTCCCGGGCGCCTGCGGCCAGGCCAGAGTGTTGACCGCTTACCCCGTGGGGCCGCCACCGCGCCGCATACCCGCTGATCCGGCCAGCTATGCGCACATTGTCTTCGATGTCGCGTTCCATTGGATTCCGCTGTAAGGGAGTGAATCATGACCATGAGCCCAACGTCACTTACGGCGGGACCCGCGCGGCTGTATGTGGGCCTGTTCGGCGCGGTCGAGCCGCTGGCCGCGGCCATCAACGACGCCCCGGCCGCCTCCGCATGGGTGGAGGTGGGCCTGACCGTAGGTGGCACCACGCTGACCGTCGAGCGGACATACCTTGAGCTCAAGGCGGACCAGCTGGCCGATCGCCTCGGTAGCAAACTGACCGGCCGGTCGATCACCGTGGGGACGCAGCTCGCGGAGGTGACCCTCGACAACTACGCCGCCGCACAGGGGTCGGGTGTCGTGACCGACGGGTCCGGATACGAGACGTTCGAGCCGACCGACGGGGACGTCACCCCGGACGGTGACGACGCTGCCCCGACGTACGTCGCGCTCCTGCTGGACTCCGTCGGGCCGGACGGCAAGCGGCGACGGGCCGTCGTCCGGAAGGTCCTGGCGACGGCGTCGGTCGGGCTGGCCATGACGATGGACGCGCAGCAGGTCTTCCCGGTCACATGGACCGCGCACTACGTCAGTTCGGCCATCCTCCCCTACCAGGTGTGGCAGGCGGTCTGATCATGGCGGAATCGGAGGGGGGCCGCCCGGCGCCGTTCGCGCCGGTGGTCATCGATCCCGCGGCAGCGCCGGAGGAGCCCGAGACATTCGAGGTGTTCCGGATCGGCGACCGGAGCTTCCGGGCACCGGTGCGGACCACGGCCAGGATGGCCCTGCGTGCCATGGTGGCTGGGGAAACCACGGGGGTGTCCGGCGTCGGGCACTACCTGGTGCGGGACGCTCTCGGGGATGAGGCTATGCGCGCCCTGGCCGAATGCCCGGGGGTGACTAGCGACCAGATCAGGGAGATCATCGGCAACCTCGGACGGCTGTACCTCGGCCAGGTCGAGGGGGAGGTTCTGGGAAACTCGGACGGCGACTCGCCCAGATAGGTTGGGTCGCCCATCACCTTGATGACCTTGACGTTGACTTTCTTCGATTCCTTCACATTGATGGAATCGGGGATGGCGACTTCGGGACGATGTCCGGTCCGCGCTTCCTGGCAAGGGCGTGGCGCATGATCGACGCTGGTGGCGCCGTCACCACGGCGGCCCGCCGGCAGGCGGAAGCGGCGGAGGCGCACCAGCGGGCCGCGAGGGTGGCCCCGCCGGACATCTGTTCCCCGCAGGCGGCCGGTGTCCTGCACGACGAGTGGGGGGCCACGGGGGCTGTGACGTACGTGCAGGCCTGACGGAAGGGGGGTGCGGGAATGGCCGATGGTTTCAAGATCGGCGATGGCTATGTTCAGCTCAGACACAGCCTGGACAGGGCTGTGGTCAAGGCTGATGTCGACCGTGTGCTGGACTCGATCAACGGAAAGATCGGC